AGGGCGCGGACGGCAAAGACGGAGCGGACGGCTTCGGGCTGGAGGACTTCTCGGCCGAACTGCAGGAGGACGGGCGAACGCTGCTCCTGACCTTCGCGCGCGGTGACGTGCGCAAGACCTGCGAGGCTGAGCTTCCGATTGTGCTCGACCGCGGCGTCCACAAGGCCGGCGCGAGCTATAAGCGAGGCGACAGCGTCACCTGGGGCGGGTCATCGTGGATCGCGCAACGCCACACCGACGCCAAGCCCGAAACCAACGACGACTGGCGTCTGGCCGTGAAGCGCGGCCGAGACGGCCGGGACGGCAAGGACGGCGCTCCCGGCGAACCTGGGCCGAAGGGCGATCAGGGAATGCCCGGCCGCAATTGGGGCGGCGGCTGATGTGGCGCCATCACCACCATGATCGGCGCCAGATCCGCCAGGTGACGGTGGTCGAGGCGCCCATGACGTTTATGACCGTGCAGGAATTGAATGCGCGCCTCCGTCTTGACCTGAGTTTCGATAGCCCGATGTCGGCCGACGATCAGGAGGTCATGGACGATGTTCAGGCGATGATCGAGAGCGCGATTTCCAGCTTCGACGGTCCGACCGGAAGCCTTGGGCGCTGCCTCGCGCCGCAGATGCTGGAACTGTCGATGGCGGCCTGCGGTGAGCGGTCGATCGAACTGCTCTTTCCGCCGATTATCGCGGTGGACTTGGTGACCTACCTCGACGGCAACGGCGCTGAACAGACGCTCGATCCGACCACCTACAGCCTTCGGCGCGGGGCGGTGTGGTTCACGGCCTGTGCGCCCAGGACCGAAGACCTGCGCATCCGCTACCGGGCGGGATATGCGACCGCCGACAGCCCGGATGTGGAGGCGGTTCCCAAGGCGATCCGCCAGGCGATCTGCCTGATGGTCGGCGACATGTGGAGCTTCCGTGAGAGCGCAGACGCCGCGCGTGTCACGGCGATCGAATCCAGCGCGACGGTCGATCGGCTGATCGCGCCCTATAAGCTCTATTCCGTTTGACGGACTGGCCGGATTGGACGGGTCGAGCGGTCGCCATCGTGGCGTCCGGCCCGAGCGCGAAGAAAGCCGGCGTGGATCTGCTGCAAGGCCGCATCATTACGTTGGCGATCAAGAAAAACATCGAGATCTGCCCTTGGGCCGAGGTGGTTTACGGCTGCGACGATCCATGGTGGCGCAGCGTCGAGGGGTTGCCAGGCTTCAAAGGCCTAAAACTCGCCTACGACCGCCGCGCCTGTAACGACTTCGGCTGCGGCAAGGTTGAGATCCCTGACGTCAAGGCCGATCGCCTGCTCTTCGAGAAAACCGGCGCGGTCGGCGCCGGCGGAAACTCCGGATTTCAGGCGCTGAACCTCGCTGTGCAGTTCGGCGCCAGCCGCATCCTGCTGGTCGGCTTCGACATGCACGACCGCGGCGGGGTGCATTGGTACGGGCGCAATACCTATTGGCGGATGAGCAATCCTAGCCAGGACAATTTTCGGCGCTGGATCGCAGCTTTCGTCACCGCCTCGGCACAACTGCAGGCCAGGGGCGTGGAAGTGATCAACGCCAGCCCGATGAGCGCTCTGACTGGCTTCCGCAAGGCGACGCTCGATCAGGCGCTCGAAGAGTGGGGGCTGTGTGAGCGGGCCTAAGTTCAAGTCCGGCCAAAAGGGCTGGGTGGTCCCGGATATTTCGCTGCCGGTCGAGGCCCGCAAGCGCATCGGCCACAAAGGCGGCATCGCGCGCCAACTTGTGGATGTGAACGCCGAGGCGCTGAAGCTTCGCCGGTTCAGTTGGCAGACGGAGGACGCGTGAAGCACTCCATCTACATCGGCTGGGATCCCCGCGAGGCTGTGGCCTATTCGGTGGCGCTGAGTTCACTAACCCGCCGGCTGGGCGACGCGATCCCGGTCCACGCGCTATGCCTGTCTGACATGATGCAGCGCGGGCTCTACCGCCGGCCGATAGAGCATCGGATCGACGGCCACGGCTCGATCATGTGGGATGTGATCAGCGATGCGCCGATGGCGACCGAGCACGCGAACGCCCGGTTCCTGGTCCCGCACCTGGCGAAGACCGGATGGGCGCTGTTCATGGATGGCGACATGTTGGTCAGGGGTGACCTCGCGCCGTTGTTCCACCGGCTGAGCCCGATGAAAGCGGTCTATTGCGTGCAACACCGTCATGAGCCCCCGGAAGGGTTCAAGATGGATGCGCAGTTACAGACCCGCTATGCGCGAAAGAACTGGTCGAGCTTTATGATTTTCAACTGCGACCATCCCGCAAACAAGGCGCTGACGGTCGAGATGGTAAATAGTCTTCCGGGGCGTGATCTGCACCGGCTATGCTGGCTGAGCGATGATCAGATCGGCGAACTTCCGGCGGAATACAACTTCCTCGTCGGCCACACCGATCCGAGCATTGACCCGGTCTGCGTTCACTTCACCGAAGGCCTACCGAACATGGCCGGTTATGCGGATGTTCCCTTCGCCGACGAATGGCGGCGGGAACTCGCCCGTCAGGTGGCCTAGGTTGGGATACGGCGACCAGTTGATGGCGACGGGTATGGCGCGCGGCGCGCAGGCCCGGGGAATGCGGATCGCGTTCGGCGACGGGCGCAACATCCTCTGGGACAAGCGCAGCGAACACGTCTTTGGCGGCAATCCGAACATCGCGAGGCCAGGATCGGAGCGCGACCAGGATCTTGAGTGGGTGGCCTATTACAAGGGCCATCGGATCTATAACCGGCAGGACGCGGCGCGGTCGCGCTGGATCTGGAACCTGGATTTCCGGCCGCAGCCCGGAGAGTTGTTCTTCGACCGCAACGAGCAACGGAACGGCATCCGCTACGGCAAGAGCTTTGTGCTCATCGAGCCAAACATCGAGGCCTGGAAGTCGGTCGCGCCGAATAAGGATTGGGGCTTCGAGAAATACCAAGCGGTTGCCGATGCGCTGAAGGCGCAGGGCTGTCGGGTCGTGCAGTTCCACTACGACAAGAGCCCGATGCTGGCCGGCGTGGAGAAGCTGCGGTCGATGTCGTTCCGCGACGCCTTGGCGATCATGAAGCACGCGGCGCTCTACGTCGGGCCGGAGGGCGGCCTGCACCACGGCGCTGCGGCGGTGGGTGTCCCGGCCGTGGTGCTGTTCGGCGGCTTCATTCCGCCAAGCGTCACCGGCTACGACGACCACACCAACCTGACCGGCGGGGCGGAAGCCTGCGGGTCTTACACGCGATGCCAGCACTGCATCGACGCGATGGCGGCGATCTCGGTGGATGAGGTTGTCGACGCGGCTCTGGAGAGGCTCTGAATGGTCGAGGTTAGGCGCACGCCGAACGCTGATTATTGCGCTCAAGTGCGGATACGCGGCTGCGGGTTCGATAGGCTGGATGGCCTCGCCGATCTCTACCCGCGAATGCGCGGAGCCAAGGTGTTTGACATCGGCATGAACCGCGGCGGGGTCAGCTACGACGCAGCCCGCGCAGGCGCCCGCTTGGTGCATGGCTGCGACGTCTATGACGATGGCGTGAAAGCCGCGCGCGAGCTGTTCGCCGACCTAAGAGACGTGGAGAGTTGCTTCGAGGTCGCCGACCTGACGAGGGGGCCGGGGGCGCTCGATCTGTTCAAGGGCATGAGCTACGACGTGACTCTCTGCCTGGCGACCTACCACAAGCTCAAGCGGGTGATGGCGAAGGCAGATCTCTCGGCGTTGATGCAGCATTTCGGGGCCTGGACGACGGGCTGGTTCGCCTGGCGCGGGACATCCGACAAGCCGGACGAGAACGCCGCCGAAATGCGCCAATTGGACAAGGATCTCGGCGCGGCGGGCCTGAGTCGGGTGGCGACTTCTGAGATCAGTGGTGATCTCGGCGTCGCGGCGATCTGGGCGAGGGCGTAATGGTAGAGCCCCGCTATATCCGCAACATGGCGCAGGACGAGGCGGAAATCGCCGCCTTCTGCGATCTGCTCGTCCGGGAGGGCGTTCGGTCCTACCTGGAGATCGGCTCCAAGTTCGGCGGCTCGCTCTGGCGGGTCGGGAGCATTCTGCCGGCAGGCTCGCGCATCGTCAGCGTCGATCTGCCCGGCGGGACCAAGGCGTGGCGCGACAGCGAGGCTTCGCTGAAGGAATGCCACGAGGCCCTGCGCGCCAAGGGTCACGAGACCCATGCGATCTGGGCCAACAGCTTCGATCCCAAGACGGTCGAGGCCGTGCGGGCGCTGGGGCCGTTCGACGCCATCCTGATCGACGGCGATCACCGGATGCCAGGGGTGACGCAGGACTTCGCCAACTACGGCCTGATGGGACGGATGATCGCCTTCCACGACCTCGCCTGGAGGCGAGCACCGGAATGGGTCGGGACGCGGATCGATGTTCCGGAGTTCTGGGCCTCGATCAAGGGCGGCTACGAGCGGACGGAAGAGTTCTGCTTCTGCCCGACCGGCAAGAACAACGGCATCGGTGTGCTGTGGAGGAGCTGACCGTCTGCGCCTGGCGCTGGGGCGAGAAATATGGCCCGCACTATGTCGAGCGCGTGGCCGCCGGCCTGCATCGCCATCTCGCCACGCCGTTCAGCTTTCGGGTGTTCACACCAGATCCGGCCGACGTCGCGCTGACCGAGGTCCCCGGCTGCTTCGCGCGGCTGCGGATGTTCGATCCGGCCTGGCAGATCGCGAACGGCGTTCGCGGGCGCTTGGTCTGTCTCGACCTCGACCTGGTCGTCGCAGGCGCCCTGGATGGGCTGTTCGACCGACCGGAACCGTTCGTCATCCTGCAGGGCGTCAACGCCTCCAATCCCTGTCCCTTCAACGGCTCGGTGATGATGCTGCGCACCGGCTACCGGCCTGACGTCTGGTCCGACTTCAGTCTCGGCGCGGCGCGCAAGGTTCCGTTCGACAGCTTTCCCGACGACCAAGCATGGCTGGCGCACAAGCTGCCCGACGCCGGTGCCTTCACGGATGCGGACGGCGTCTATGCCTTCCAGAAGCGCGGCTGGCCGAGAGGCGAGGCACTGCCGAGGAACGCGCGCATCGTGGCGTTCCCGGGTTGGCGCGATCCGGCGGGGTTCACCCATCTGGATTGGGTTAAGGAGCACTGGCGAGCATGAGTCCGGCCGAGACCTATATGGATGTGTCGGCGGAACTCATCGCCCAACTTCTACACCTGACGGAACACGACATCCGTATCGTTGGCGCGCGTGGGTTGGATGAACAGCGCATCATCCGACTGTATCTTGAAGGCGACCACCTTCCGGCGGGGCCGGTCGTTGCGACTTTCGAGGCTCGCGGCTTCCAAGTGACGCTTAAGGACGTCCAGCCCGCGACATGATCGACCTGACCGGCGCGGTCTTCTTTCGGCCGCCGAACCTATCGCGGTTCAAGCACGCGCTGTTCGACCGGATCGGCAATGCGATCAAGGCGGCCCGCGGCGCCTACGTCATCGGCGATTTCGCGCTTCTCGATCACAAGGTCCGCAAGGGTCGCGTTCCGATCGTCGGCTGTACGCCGGAGCTTCGGCCCTACATCGACCGCTGGAAGGCTGAAGGGCGAGACTGGGTCTATTGGGACAGGGGCTATAACCGGCGCGTCTTCGCCACCGACCTCCCGATCGGGACAGACGGCGGCATGTATCGCTGGCACCTGAACGGCTTCCAGATGCAGGCGATCCGGGACGTACCCGCCGACCGCTGGAAGGCCACGAAAACCGACCTCTGGCCGTGGGCCAAGGATGGGAAACACATCGTCGTCGCCGAGCCTTCAGGGACCTATCAGCGGTTCCACGGCATCGAGGGCTGGACGGAACGGACCATCGCAGAACTGAAGCAACTGACCGACCGGCCGCTGGTGATCCGCGACAAGGAAATGCAGCGCTTCGGCCGCAAGCTGCACGAGGATCTGAAGGGCGCGCATTGCCTGGTCACCCACGGCAGCAACGCCGCGGTCGAGGCGGTGATCATGGGTTGCCCGGTGTTCGTCCATCCGGATAGCGCCGCCGCGCTCGCCGGGCGCGCCGGTCTGACGGACATAAACGAACCTTTATATCCGGACCGTGAGCCGTGGGCTCGGTCGCTGGCCTACAGCCAGTTCAATGAACGCGAGCTGGTCGACGGGACGCTCTGGAAGCTGCTGAAGTGAGGGGAGGTCGCGAAATGTGGGTGCGCTTTCTCGCCGACTTTATCTTCACGCCCGACGAAGACCGCCGCTGCGCGGTGAAGTACAAGGCCGGGCACGTCGGCCTGGTGCGCGTGCAATGCGCTGAGAAAGCTATTGCGGCCGGGAAAGCCGTACGCAGCGCGCGCCCGCGAAGTGTCGCGGCGTGACCGGCAACGGCCTGCGCCAGGAGCGCGTGACCTTCCAGCAACGGAGCGTTGACGCGAACGGCGACCGCCTCGGAGATTGGGAAGACGGCTTCAAGCGCTGGGTGCGGGTGCTGGTTCTGCGCGGCGGCGAGCCTGTCATGCAGGCGCGGCTTCAGGGCCAGCAGCCGGTCCAGGTGACTGCCCTTGCGAGGGACCAGACCAGAACTGTCACGACCGCATGGCGCATGGTCTGGAAGGGCCTGCCCTACAACATCAAGTCGATCGCCCCGGGCGAGAGGCGTGACGAGATCGTGTTTCTCGCCGATTGGGACCAGAGCGATGCCTAGCCCGGCTGGACCCTACAAGACCGCGCAGGAAGCTGCGCTGCGGGCATCGAGCGCGCTCTCGACCGCGATGGGGGGGGCGGTGCGGATCTATACCGAAGTGCCGACCAATGCCGTCTTGCCTTACGTCGTGCTCGGCAACGATCAGGTGATCTTAGAGAACAGCCCTGGCTGCGCCGATGAGGCTGAGGTCAACTCCACCGTGACCTGGTGGTCACGCACCGCACCGCTCGATAAGGGCGCGCAAGCCCGCGCGATGGGCTCGGCGATCATCGACGCGCTGAACCTGCAACTGACGCTCACCGGCTGGGATGTCGATGACTGGGAAGTGCAGTCCGAACAATATCTGACCGACCCCGATCAATCGACCAAGGGGATCGCGGTCATCC